GAACCGGACGGCTGCGTGGGTATTTCTCATTCATAGCCTTAATCTGGTGCTCGATGTCACACTTCAGTGCATCCAGCGAGCATTCATCGGCAATCAGATGGCGGTCAAACTGTTGCACGTATATCTGTAATGCCCTGCCTTTTTTGTTGACACTGGCATAAGTCTTGATGTTGTCTATAAAATATCTCATAGTCATATCATTTGCATTTTCCATTACTCATTCAATAGGCCAACAAGACCCTTTCCACATCCTCTGGTTCTGTATTCTCAAAGAAGATGCAACCCATATCGCACTCAGCATACTCGCTCACTTGCACCATCTTATCCCCGAATGACATCTCCAGAATATCAATAAGCCGCCTATCTGACTTCGGAAGGAAATTCAGCAAGAGTTTGACACCTTTTCTCTTGCCATCCCTATAGATATAGGCAATACGATGTTTATCAATGCTCACTTCTCCGGACAGTTTGGAAACATCCGGGAACATACGTTTCGCAGCTCCTTCGCTGTAAATGACGTTCGCGTAGTTCTTGCTAATCTTACAGGATAACATGACGACACTATTAGGCAACAAACGGCGTATATCCACAACAGTAGCCGGTCCATTAATACGAAGCTGCAATTTAATCGCATCCGGAAACAATGCTTTCGCTTTCTCAATATTCAATTCCATATTCATCTTGTTTTATAGGTTAATTATTTCATTTGGTTCTGATGCCAGTAAGAAACCATCTCAGCGACATTACGAACCCTAATTTTCGCTTTAATATTCTCCCGATGGCGGTTTACCGTACAAGGCGAGATATGCAGTTCTGCCGCAATATCATCCGTCTGGCAGTTGGAGGCTATGAGCCGGAACACCTCCATCTCGCGGTCTGTCAATGTTGTATTAAGCTCCGGACGGCAAATCACGCCTTCATGTTCGCATTCACCCCGTAGTGGGCATTTGACCTCCTCGAATACAAACAGACCATCTTTGTTGATGTCAAGGTTATATTGGTCATATTCGCCAAAGTTGCAGCGGATGAAACGGTGGACTACCCGAAATTCATAATGCCACCGGTTCATGGTGCTGGCAGAATAGAGCTGCATCAGCCGGGCATGTGCTTTAGGGTATCGATCCCGGATAACGGAAAGCATATATTCAATGGTCGGCCTATCGGAATCCTTAAGTACTACCGCCGACTGCACACAGAGCCTCATCATCACATCCCCTTCGGGCGTGTTGTAGAATTCGATGTTAGTTATCTGAGACATCCTTAGGTGGGAATAATTCTTCTACACTTTTATTCAAATATTCGGCAATAACCTTTTGCTTTATAAGCGGAGGATTATTCTCACCATTTATCCACCGATACACTGCTGCCGGAGTCGAATAGGTCAACTCTGCCAACTTTTTGATAGTTTCTTGCTGTTGATTAGGCAGGCTCTTCATATAGTCTGTAAATACCATAATTGATAAATAATTAAAGTTTTCTATTGATTTAAACTCTCGTTTAACTAACTTAGCTACGTGAATTAATTAACACGATGCAAATATGATAAATATATTTATCAATATAAAATATGAGAATAAATATATTTATCATATTAACTTTTATTATCTATTAGGACTATAGTATGATTAAACAGCGTCTCTTAGATATATGCAACGCTCTAAACATCTCTGCAAGCGAGATGAGTACTACTATTGGTATGAGTCGTCCCTATATTGCGAATTTGAAGAAGGACATTACAACGGAAGTATTGCTAAATATACATATCAAATATCCTTCTGTAAATATCATGAGAATTATAACGGGAGAAGGAAGTGTTTTACTTGAAAATAATAAGGTTCAAAATGCTAACATCGATTCCTCTTTTTTCATTGAGAAATATAATCAGCTTGAAAATGAAAATAAAAAACTACTCATGGAAGTCGGTGAGTTAAAAGGGAGAATTAAAGAAATTAAAAAACTTGTCCCAGAGGAAGGCAATGCAACATGTGCTATTGCAAGCGGATCAGATTTGGAGAAATAGAATATATAATCAATAAATATTAAATAAACAGTATTATGGAAGTATTTAACATTGAAAAAGAATTAGAATTATTAGGTTATGAACCTCAAGATAAGCAGGAAGAATGTCTTGCGACAAGAAATTCCATTGCAATATATTATGCCGTAAATGATGGGGAAAATTATGATTCTGAAGGACATCCCATAGGAATGGTCATCGAAGATTTGAGCACCTTGCCAACAAAAAAAACTTTATGAAGGCAAAATGCCCACCTGCAAGCAAGAACTTATTGAAATTCTTACAGATACAAGAGTCTTAATAAAATAATTACGAAATTTATTCTCGGACGAATTTCGGACACCACAACAGATTAATAACCAAAGTATAAATTCGTAGTATGTTGAAAATCAAGGATAGCAAGAAGGTTACAATTTGTCGTTGTACTTCGAGCCTCTCCTCCCGTGCATGAACGAATAATGGCTGTAAGCATTGCTTACAGCCATTATTCGTTTTATAAATGCCTACCGGATATCTATCAGCTTATGTGTCTGCAAACTAAGTCTCCACTTAGGATGCTTCATCACGCAATCCACCGTTTCGGCCGTATTGCTGCAAGAGCAAGGCTGAAGAAAGAAATGCCCGGCGGGCAACTGCTCATAAACAGTAATATCCTGCCCTTCATACACCACCTTCACTTCATTCATACGCGTAATTTCCAGCTTTACCCCCTGCTTGGGAGAGCAGGTCACCCAATCTATATTATCCGGCAGCGGATGGGTACCGTTTGTTTCAATGCAGACATACTTTCCCGCCTGGTGCAGACAATCCACAAATTCACGGTCAATCCAAAGGGAGGGTTCTCCACCGGTCAGTATCACGGTAGCGGCAGGGTATCTACTAACTTCTGTTACGATATCTTCATCGGACATCAGTATGCCGTCCTCATGCTGCGTATCACAGAAGGGGCACTTCAGGTTACAACCGGAAAAACGGATAAAGACAGCCGGGGTACCCGTATGGTATCCTTCTCCCTGCAAACTGTAGAATATCTCATTAATCTTCCTCATAGACGGCAATGTTTGATTCCGACTCCTGCACCTCTACCTTGAAGCAAGTGGGTATCTGGTCGCATATCCAACGGGCTATGTTCTCGGCTGTGGGATTGAAGGACAGCACTTCATTAAGATTATGATGATCCAGCTGTTCCTTTACCACCTGCTTGATGTGACTGAAGTCTACCACCATTCCGTCCGCATTCAGCTCTTTGGAACGGCAATAGACAGTGATAATCCAGTTGTGACCGTGCAGATTCTCACACTTACTGCGATAAGAAAGTTTCAGGCTATGGGCAGCCGACACTTCCATACGTTTGATGACTGTGTACATATTGTTAATACGCTAATTAATATAATAAGTTGCCGCATCTAATGTCACC